AGGCGCGTTTCCATAGCCAGTGACAGTGACAATCTTGTTTGTGATGCCGTAACTTCCAAGCGCCGAGACTGTGAAACTTTGCTGATACGTTGTGGCGTACTGTGCAATCTGGAAAGTGATTTGCGTATCATCCTTTGGGTCGATCTGAGTCACACCCGATGGAAGAGTAGTGTATGACCATAATATTGGACCAGTGAGTGCCGGGGTTGCTGTCTGGAACACCTTGAATGTCGTAGTCTGGTACGTTGGAATGACAAAAGGCGAAGCGGCTGAAAGAGCAGGATACGTCGGTGTCGAGTTGAGGAAAAAGGTGATGCTTGCGTACCCCTTGGTTTGATTCTGAACCTGTACGGTGAGGTTCTGAGACACAGTGGTTGAACGAGCCACCTTGAATGTAAGCGCCGTTCCAGACGCACTGAGAATACTGAATCCGTTTGGCAACACGGGTTGTACCTGAAGCAAGAGGATCGTTGTACCGAGTGGAGCAGCTGTCAGGGGAACGGTCGGTACGCTAAAGTTTGCTTGGTAGACGGCATAGCCAGCTACGATGCGAACGTCAGCGATGAGCCCTGAAAAGTTTGTTCCGCTGCTTCCACCACCTATGAAAATCGAACGACCCGGTGTGTACGACGAACCCCCTGTAAGTGCCGTGCTTACTGACACACCATTGATGTACAGAGTCGTCTGATTTCTGTACGTTGAAATGGCGACATGGTTCCACACAAAAGCTGAAAGAAGCTTTCGCTGTACACCGACACGAAACGTGTTGAATTCGAAATACGTACTCTGATCGTCTTGGTAAAACTCCCAATCGATCAGTGAAGCGAGTGTTGCAGACACGGCACGGGAGATGATGCTTCCAAACTTGGATGTCGACGTTCCATAGACCCAAAACTCAATCGTAAAGTCCTGGCCGTTACTCAAATCAACGTCGAGCTTCGAGTCTGACAACTGGACGACACCCGTGAACGAACCAGCTGCGTAGTTTTGATACGGGCTTGAGATTTGAAGGCTGGACGGCGTTGGACTCGATGGCTGGGCACTTGAGTCGACCAGTGCAGGTGTTGTCGACCAAAACAACGGTCCGGTTGCAGCCGTGTTGGATGTTTGCTGAATCTGAAACACTTGCTCGGCCGTTCCGATGAACGAGATGGAACGAGGATTGACGAGTGCCGGTGCGACAAACGCCACGGAACCGATAACCTGAAACCCACTGAGGCGTGTCGATGACGACGCTGGATTGGTTGATGTTGCGATATACCTGTAAGCACTATATGCCGTTGTCGCTGACACATTGAGCACTGTCGTGAAGAAATCGGAGCCCTGAGCACTTCCAGTTCCAGAGTACACTTGGTGCCACACCGAACCGTCATTTGAACCGGCGATTGTGTATGTGAGGGCATTTGCACTTCCGACTTCGATAAGTTGGACAGATGTGCATGCGATGGTGTCTGGGAGTTGAATTTGAATCCATTCACCGTAGGTTGCAAGACCATCGACATAGGTCACAACTGTTCCAGTGTATGCACCAGCAGTGTATGTTGTGGCCGATGTCCAGTACACGCCACTGATGTACGAAAAGACGTTTGAAAAGTTGTCAAGAGCTGTCGACGCCGAGATGACGTACATGCCGTTTCCGTACGGCTGACCGTAGACGTTCGAGTATTGTGGATTGGAAGGAGAGCTCGTGTATAGAGACGACGACGGGTATGACGCTGCCGCTGGAGGCCCGTTCGCTTGGAATGCCCCGCCGTCGGTGACAGTGCCGACCGATGTTCCGCCAAAATTCATGGTGACGGCCGAAGCGACGCCGGCTGAAATGACGAGTCCGAGTGACGTCGTGACATTTGCAATATTGGTTGCTTGAATGACAAAATTCGTGGTTTGAATGTATGTTTCAGGTGCGAGCGTAAAGGTGACCCCGGAATCGCTGGTCACAGCAGTCATGCCCGAGGGAAGAGCGGTATAGGTCCAGTAAATGGGCCCGACTTGAGTCTGTGCGACTGTAAACGTCTGTTGTGTCGTCGTATCGAACGTCAGTTGGGTCGGCGACACGAGCACAGGCTTCACTGCAGCTGGCACGGTGATTGTGGTGGACGAAGACACGCCGATCGAGTTGGTTGCCGTGATGGTGACGATCGTCGACGGAAAACTCGTGCCAGCCGGGAACGCAATGGTCAACAAAAGATCAGTTGGTGTCAAAATTTGATTCGGAAGCGGAGGGTTGACATTCCATGTGACACCGCCGGTATAGGGTGACGTTTGTTGGATGACAAACGCGTTTCCGTTTGCAGTGTCGAGATTCTGTGCACCTGGTGAGATGAGTGCTGGCGTCCCTGCGGCTTGAATGGATATGTACAACGGGTCAGAGGTCAGTCCAGTTGTTACGTTTCGGGCATTGATTTGAATCAGCGTCGCCTTTGAGACGATCGTCCCTTGAGCGATAGTAAGCGTCGTTCCGCTCCCTGACTCGCTCCCGAACGAAATACTTTTTGGTACATTTCCATATTCCCATACAAGCGGTCCAGTCGCTGTCGTGCTCACTGTTTGACTCACGGCAAAGGTCTGTAGATTCGTCGAATCGACAACCAGAACGTTCGAGCTCGTCGTCAGGACAGCCTTTGAGCTCGAAGCAACTTTGATTGTGAGCGACGTCTGAGCACCGACTGGGTTTGTTGCCGTCACTGTGAATGGTATGGCGTTTCGAAACGCCGAACCGGCCGTGAGTGAAAAGGTGATCGAGTCATTCGTCGATGAGACGAGAGATGGACTTCCACCGCCCGAGTATCCCCATATGAGCGTCCCTGTTCCTGGAGCTGTCTGTGCAATTGTAAACGTCTGTGTCGTTGTGGTGTCGAGTCCAACGTCTTTTCCGACGAGTACGGCAGGTACGTAAGCTTCAACTGTGAACGAAACAGGCAAAGAAGAGATGCCAGCTTCATTCGTCGCCGTGACTGACAGTGTTGATTGAGGCACACTCACACCCGTGTCAACAACAAAGATGATGGAACTTGCATCTGACGAAACAACTTTCACTCCACATGGCAACGTTCCATAGTTCCATGTCACAACACCAACGGATGCAGTTGTCTGTTGAACAATAAATGTATGACCTGTGCGTGAATCGAGAACCTGTGGTCCAGGTGTTACGAGGATAGGCTTTGGACCGGCAGCAAACTGAATGATCTTCGAAATCACAAGACCAACCTGGTTTGTTGCTGTTACTTTGAACGATCCGGGCTTCACAAGTTGACCTGCAGCAACTTGGAACGTAATCTGCGTCGAGTCCGAAGAACTGACGGTTACTCCCGTTGGTAGTGTATACGACCACGTAATGGTTCCAGTCCCAGCCGTCGAAGCGGTCTGAGTCACCTGAAACGTCTGTTGCGTCGTCGTATCCAGTGTTTGGTCCGTCGCATTGAGTACGGGCAGAACCCCGGCTGCAAGCAAGAAACTTGCGCTCATACTTTATGATCCTATTATTGTTACCGTGATATTCAGTGCAGTCGGAGGAAGCAGTGTTCCTGCAGCAATTGTGAATACAAGCTGTGTATTTGTCTGTTGAGTCACTGTGACACCACTTGGAAGCGGCGTCGTCCATGACCACTGAATCGTCTGTTTGTACGGGTTGTAATAGCTTGCTGTGAGCGTTCGATCGATGGTCGTATCAAGAAGGTTTGGACTTGAGATACTGATTGGATTGTACAGACCTTGATAGTTTAGGACCGGTGTTGCCACATATTTGATCATACCTGAGAATCGCTGAAATTCGTTTTGGTCCGGTGTAATTCGCGTTCGCTGAACTGACGTCACAAGAAGTCGGTGTGTCTGGCTTTTGAACCATGCACGTTCGTGTTCACTGAGGTGCATACGCATGGACCAAAGAAGGAACTGGTACGCTCGAGAAGCTCCTCGAATACGAATCACGACGTCGTGAAACTCAAGGGCCACAAGAGGAATAGCACGTGACCAGTCTTGACAAAAGAAGAAATGGAGTGGGTAAAACGTTCCCGGGACGCTTGATTGCGACCAATTCGTCGACTCGAGCACGGGCCACACCTGTGAAGAATACGTATAGTCTTGTGAATCGATGAGTTGTCCGCCAATAATCAGGTCGACGCACTCAAAGAGACCTGCCCATGAGTTCATCGGCACAAGTTGACCTGTGAGCGTATCATGGGCGGTGAGATAGCACGGACCCAAGAGATCACCATATCGGTCGATACGACACGACCCGTCATTGTCAAAATTCATTTTTTTGATGTCGATGCCAAAGGGTACATGACTCTTGTGCACCGATCGAAAAAATGAAAGTTGAGGATCGCCTGTGAGCCACACATCCTGTGGCCCTTCGGCTAAGAGTTGCGCACCAGGTACGCTACTCATATCTAGTTTTTAGCGAGATTTTTAAGACGAGTAGAGCAAGGCACCCATACCGTTCTGGATACGGAGAATGTTATAGTTGACTGCATAAATGTACGGATTGGGGGACATGTTCAGAGCAACCTGCATGGCACCAAGAGTGCCTGTTGGAACAGTCGGCTGGACGATACTCTGCATGGTGATGCTCGGGGGCGTGACGATACGGTACGTATCGATGCGAGAGAAGTTGAGCGTACCGGTCGGCTGAAGCTTGGACGTGTCCAAGCAGAAGGGAATGATTGCGACGTTGGCCGTGGCACCGCTGTACGGTGCGTAGCCGTTCGGGGTGTGGTAGTACTGGTTGGCATCGACCCAAGAGATCAGGGAGCGAGACTCACCGATATCCACGCCGTTGACCTGCGTCTTGAACTGCAGGAAAGATGCCTGCTGCTGTCCGACGGTGGCTGACGGGGTGCTCTGAAGGTACGCCGTCGCGTAGCTGTTGGACTGGAAGGCCAGGTACTTGACGGGGTGAGCGAACGACAGCTCAACCATCGGCGTGCTTGGGATGATCTGGCGCTGGACCTGTGTGATCAGCATATCCTGGGACGTCTTGGCGAAGTAGTCGCGCTCGGTCTGATCCAG